AACCTATTATAAATCAATTTAAAGAGTTAGGTATAAAATAAATTATGTCTATTATTCTAAAAACTTTAAAATTTAGTAATATGTATAGTTATGGAGAAAATGTATCTATACAACTAGATAAAGAAAAAATAACTCAATTATCTGCTCCTAATGGTAGTGGTAAAAGCTCTATTGCTTTTATACTACAAGAAATACTATTTAATAAAAATATTAAAGGAATTAAAAAGGGAGATATACTAAACAAATACTCCAACTCAAAAAACTGGTCTGCTAATTTAATTTTTTCTGTAGATTCTATAGAGTACACCTTAGACGTTAAAAGATCAGGAGCGCAAACTAAAGTAGTTTTATATAAAGGAAAAGAAGATATATCAGAACATAAAGTTCTAGATACTTATAAAAAATTACACTCTCTATTTGGCATGACTTTTGAAGTGTTTTCTCAATTATCCTATCAAAGCTCAACAGATTTACTAGACTTTTTAAAAGCTACAGACTCTAACAGAAAAAAATTCTTAATAAACCTATTCAGTTTAGAAAAATATTTAACTATTGGAGAAGAGATAAAAAAAACAGGCACAGAAGAAGAACGTAAATTAGTTTCTTTGAAAGGCGAACAGAAAGCAATAGAAACTAGTATTTCAAATATAAATATAGGAAGTAAAAAAGAGTTTGTAGAGATAATAGATATAGACCCGTCCTTAGAGGAAGAAATTATTAAGCTAGAAGCTTCTCTGGCTAACCTAGAAAAAGATACTAGACAGATAGATAAGAATAATATAAATATTAAAGAGTTAGAAGCTATTTCTTTTGATGTGTCTTTAGAAAAACCAGAAGATCCAAACTTAGATAAAGAAATACAAGAAGCTAGAGAAACTGCTAATAATGCTAAGAGAGTTGTTGAAGATACTAGTAAAAAGTTAAAAGGGCTAGATTTAGAAGATAAATGTTATGCCTGTGGGCAAGAGTTAGACATATCTCAATCTATAATACAAAAAAATAAATTTGAACAACAAATAGAAGATAGTAAGACTATTTATAATAACTATAAAGATAAGTTTATTTCTTTAACAGCTAAAAATGATATGTATAAATCTTTACTTAGAAAATATGAGATAAATCAAAAAAACATAGAAAAATTTGAGACTATTTCTAACTTAATTGATAAGACTCTTCCTACTGACGTTCCTGATAAAAGAGAAATACAAACAGAATTAAGTAGTTTAAAAAAGACCTTAAAAAATCAAAGAACAGAAAAAAATTATACAGAAAAAATAAACGAAGATATTAGGGTGCATAACACAAAAGTAGATCTATTTTCAGAGGAAAAGGAAAAATTTTTATCTAGACAGCTAGTATTAAGAAATGATATACTAAATCTTCAAGATAAGGTTAACAATATTCAAATACTTAAAAAAGCATTTTCTTCATCGGGTATTGTAGCCTTTAAACTAGAAAACGTAGCAAAAGATTTAGAACAAACTATTAATAAATATCTATCTATACTATCTGATGGTCAATTTTCAGTATTATTTAGGTTAACAGGAGAAAAACTAAATGTAATTGTTATTAATGAAGGTAAAGAAGTAACTATTGAGTCTTTATCAGGCGGAGAGTTTAGTAGAGTACAAACAAGCGTATTACTTGCAGTAAGGTCTACTCTTTCTAAAATAGGCGGCAATAGTTTAAATCTATTATTTTTAGATGAGATAACAGGGGTATTAGATGAGGCAGGAAAAGAAAAGCTATTTGAAGTTCTATCTGTAGAAGAAGGATTGAATGTTTTTCTTATTAGTCACGACTATAATCACCCTCTAATACCTAAGATAGAGATAGTAAAAGAAAATAATATGAGTAGGATAGTATAAAGGAGTGCCATGATACAGGTTATAAAGAGAACAGGTAAAAAAGAAGATCTAAACATTGAAAAACTACATAAGGTAGTTTTTTTAGCTTGTGAGGGTATAGCAGGAGTAAGTCCTAGTGAAGTAGAGATTAAAAGTCAAATACAGTTTTTTGACGGTATTAAAACTTCAGACGTACAAGAAACACTTATAAAAAGTGCCGCAGATTTAATATCTGAGCAAACTCCTAATTATCAATGGGTAGCAGGAAGACTAATAAACTATAATCTTCGTAAAGAGGTATACGGTCAATTTGACCCTCCTGATCTTTATTCTATAGTAGATAAAAATGTAAAATTAGGATTTTATGATCCTGAACTTATAGAAAACTACTCTAAAAAAGAATTTTCAACTGTTAATAAATATATAAAGCATGTACGAGATGATAAATTAACTTATGTTGCTATGGAGCAATTTAGAGGTAAATATTTAGTACAAAATAGAGTTGAAGAGATTATATACGAAACACCTCAAGTAGCCTATATGTTAATATCTATGACACTGTTCGCTAACTATCCTAAAGAAACTAGATTAAAATGGGTAAAAGATTATTATGACGCTATTAGTTTGCATGAGCTTAGCTTGCCTACTCCTATCATGGCGGGTCTGCGTACGCCACAACGACAATTCTCTTCTTGCGTACTTATTGAAGCTGATGACAGTCTTGACAGTATTAATGCTACTAGTTCTAGTATTGTTAAATACGTCAGTCAAAAAGCCGGTATCGGTATCGGAGCAGGAAGAATTAGGTCTATCGGTTCTCCCATACGTAAAGGAGACGCCTATCATACAGGGGTAATTCCTTTTTATAAAATGTTTCAAGCAGCTACAAGAAGTTGTTCTCAAGGAGGTGTTAGAAACGGGGCAGCTACTTTATATTACCCTATATGGCATCTTGAAGTAGAAGACTTATTAGTATTAAAGAATAATAAAGGCACAGAAGAAAACCGTGTAAGACATATGGACTATGGAGTACAATTCAATAAGTTATTTTATGAGCGCTTAATTACTGGAGGAGATATAACCCTATTCTCTCCTAGTGATGTTCCAGGATTGTACGATTCATTCTTTAATGACCCTGATACTTTTAAAATTATGTACGAGGGAGCAGAAAAAAACACAAAGCTAAGAAAGAAAACTGTAAGTGCTATTGATCTATTTTCTTCATTTATGGAAGAACGTAAAAATACAGGACGTATCTATTTACAAAATGTAGATCATGCTAATACACATTCTAGTTTTGATGAAAAGGTAGCTCCTATTCATCAGTCTAATCTATGTGCAGAGATAGATTTACCTACTAAGCCTTTAAAAGACATATTTGATGAAGAAGGTGAAATAAGTCTGTGTACTTTGAGTGCTGTTAATTGGGGCAATGTAAAATGTAAAGAGGATTTTGAGAGAGTAGGGGCTTTAGCCGTAAGAGGACTAGATGCTCTATTAAGTTATCAAGATTATCCTTTACGTGCAGCACAGCTATCTACAGAAAAAAGAAGGCCTTTAGGCGTTGGTATTATTAATTTTGCATATTGGTTAGCTAAAAATAATCTTAATTATCAAGATATAGATGAGCAAGGATTGTCTCTGATAGATGAATGGGCAGAAGCATGGAGTTATTACTTAATTAAAGCAAGCGCAGATTTAGCTGTTGATAAGGGTGCCTGCCCAGGAGTTATGGAAACAAAATATGGACACGGCCTTACACCTAATCAAACATATAAGAAAGACGTAGATGAACTAGTTCCTCATGTAGAGCGTATGGATTGGGAAGGGCTACGTGAGCAGTTAAAAACAACAGGTATTCGTAATTCAACACTAATGGCTCTTATGCCTGCAGAAACTAGCGCACAAATAAGTAATAGTACTAACGGTATTGAACCTCCCAGAAGTTTAGTAAGTATTAAACAGTCTAAACATGGAGTATTAAAACAAGTAGTTCCTGGTATACATAAACTAAAGAATAAATATGATTTATTATGGGATCAACGTTCTCCAGAAGGGTATATTAAGATTATGGCCGTACTGCAGAAGTATATTGATCAAGGAATTAGTGTTAATACAAGTTACAATCCTCAGTACTTTGAAGAAGAAAAAATACCTATGAGTTTAATGTTACAGCATCTATTAATGTTTTATAAGTATGGCGGTAAACAATTATACTACTTTAATACCTATGATGGACAAGGGGAATTAGACTTAAGTAGCTTAGAAGATAAAGAAGAATTAGACAGAGATAGTTTTGACTCAGACGAAGAGTATGATGACTATTGTGAAAGTTGTGTATTATAAAGGAAAAAATTATGTCAGTATTAAATGAAAACAGCAGAAATAAACACTTAACCTCCCTAATGTTTTTAGATCCCGAAGGAGGAGTAGACATTCAGAGGTATGATACTTTAAAGTATAAACAATTTGATAAACTTACAGATAAGCAGTTAGGTTTCTTTTGGCGCCCAGAAGAGATAGATGTAACTAAAGATAGTAAAGATTTTAGAGGTTTAACAGAGCATGAGCAGCATATTTTTACTGCAAACTTAAAACGGCAAATCTTACTAGATTCTGTTCAAGGAAGAGCGCCTGTAGAAGCTTTTGGAGGAATAGTAGGTCTTCCAGAGTTAGAAAATTGGATTTTAACTTGGACTTTTAGTGAATCTATTCACTCTCGTAGCTACACTCATATTATTAGAAATATTTATACTAATCCTAGTATTATATTTGATGAGATGATGAATGTTACTGAGATCACAGACTGCGCCTCTGATATTACTAAGTACTATGATGAGCTTCTAAGATTAAGCAAACTATATCAATTATTTGGTGAGGGAACCCACACAATTAATGGTGAAAAGTATGTAGTTGATATGTATGAGCTTAAAAAATTATTGTATCTTTGCATAGCTAGTGTTAATATCTTAGAAGGTGTTCGTTTCTATGTAAGCTTTGCATGTAGTTGGGCATTTGCCGAACTAAAGAAGATGGAAGGCAACGCTAAGATTATTAAACTAATTGCTCGCGATGAAAACTTACATCTTGCCTCCACACAGCAAATGATTAAATTATTACCTAAAGATGATCCTGATTATGCTACTATTATTCCTGAGTGTGAGGATACTGTTAGAAGTATGTTTACAGAAGCGATGCAGCAGGAAAAACAATGGGCAGAATACTTATTTAAAGATGGTTCAATGATTGGTTTGAATGCTCAATTACTAAGTGACTACGTAGAGTGGATAACTCATAAAAGACTAGTAGCTGCAGGAGTAAAGCCTGATTTTAGTGTTCCTAGAGCTAACCCTCTTCCTTGGACTCAAAAATGGATAAGTGGGGCAGAAGTACAAGTAGCCCCTCAAGAAACTGAAATTTCTAGTTATGTTATCGGTGGCACAAAAAAAGATGTTAGTGATAAATCATTCGAAGGATTTAGTTTATAAAGCTCCTATAGCTCAGCTGGTAGAGCAATTGATTTGTAATCAATAGGTCCGCGGTTCGAGTCCGTGTGGGAGCACCATTAATTATAACCAGAGAGCAATCTCTGGTTATTTTATTTTAGCATTTTGTACCTCTAAGCTATGCAAACTGTGCATACCGGGTTTGACATAATTATAGTTGTTTTTTGAGCCTTTTTATTATATACTATAAGTATAGAAGGAGAAAAACATGAAACTTTTAAAAAGACTATTTAGTAAATTAAAACCAAAAACAGAGCAAGAAAGAATTAATGAGTACCTAGCTCAATCTACTGACCTAGTAGACCTAGAGAGAAGACAAAAGAAATTAATATACGGGAACATGAATCCTAACTTAAGAGGATGGGTATAATGACACAGCATATATTAATAGCACATAATTTCTCTACTAAAATAATTGAAAACTTAATAGATTCTTTACGAACTTTTGCACAGTATTATAAACAAAAGCGCATAACTAAACAAACTATAAAAGAGCTATCTAGATTATCAGACTATGACTTAGAAGATATAGGTCTTACCCGAGGCGACATTTACCGTGTAGCTCGTTCAGGCTCTAAAATTAAAAATAGGGGGTGGCTATAATGACAGCTTTAGTAACAAACTATATCTTCTCACCCTTGTCGGGTTTGTGGTCTTCATTCGATCGGTTTACACAGACGATTGGATACTCCAGAGCGGCAGCGGAGCTCGCAAGAATGGGTTACCACGAGGAAGCCAAACGTTGTATATTGCAGATTCAAGAAATGCATAACAAAAGGAAATAAAATGACTCCTAGAGAGCAAGCACAAATAGAAGCAGAGAAAACTTTTAACTTGTTTATTATGTGGAGTAAAAGAGTAACATTATGGTCTATAGTATTTTTATTAATCGTAGTTGTGGGCTGCAACTCTGGTGTTCAAGATAAAGATACATATCCAGGCTATAATGGAGAGCAGTATGCTCCAACGATATAAAAGAATTGTTGACTGGTATTATCACTTAAGACATCAAGGTTGGTGTCTTGGTGTAACGAATACAGGCCCTTGGTATAGTCGTTACAGTAAGTTTAATTGTATTATATGGGCTTGGCATAACTCAAGTACTCATACTCCTGATGGTAAATACTTGTAGTATAAAAGTAAAAAGAGTCCAATAAGGGCTCTTTTTTTATATTATATTAGACTTATGGTTCTTTTTTATATTAGTATTGTGTAAAGGAGATATTATGAGTAGTAAAAGTAAAACTAAAGGAAGAAGTTTTGAGTACGTAGTTAGAGATCTTTTTTCTAAACATTTTAATAATAAGTTTGAAAGGGTGCCCTTATCAGGCGCATTAGAGTATCTCAAAGGAGACGTATATTGTCCTTGGCTTCCAAATTTTACATATTGTATAGAGGCTAAACATCACAAAGAAATAAATTGGAATAATTTATTAACAGCTAAAAAATCTGCTTTACTATTAGACTTTTGGAAACAAACTATAAGAGAAGCAGATACTATGAAAAAAGAACCACTATTAATATATAAGTGGGATAGAGGTAAAGTATACTGTTGCTGGGCCAATGAAGTTGAGGTGCCTAATCAAATAACTGTTAGAGTAGATGACTTATACTTTAAAATGGGTTTATTTGATGAGTGGGTGTTAGAGGCTGTAAAATTAGAACCTACTTAAGTTAGATTTAACTTGCTTAGTGATTAAATATATTATATTATAAAGTATAAATATGGAGAAAATTTAATGAGTGCAAGTTGGAATGATCTAGCCGAGCTAGAACAAGATAAATATGAAGAAAACAACCTTCTTTTGATTGATGCGAATAATGTAGCTTTCAGATACTTACATAGACCTAACTTTGATGATTACTCTCAAGAGTACATTAAAACTATTAGTAGTCTAGGAAAAAGCTATTCTGCGAAACGAATAGTTTGTTGCTTTGATGTAGGCGCTTCTTCTTATAGAAAAGCTATTTATCCTGGGTATAAACAAAATAGAAAAGTAGAGAGAACAGAAGAAGAAAAAATTAGATTCACAGGTTTTTTCAACTGTTTAAAAGATACCACAGAGTTATTACCTTTTGAACATTACAAGTTTAAAGGTATTGAAGCTGATGATCTAATAACTTACCTAGCAAATAATCTAAAAGAACAGTATGACAATGTATGGATTGTATCTAGCGATAGAGACTTATATCAACTACTAGATCATAATGTTAATATATTCAATCTATTCTCTAGAAAAGAGATAACTCTAGACTCTTTACACGAAGATTGGCAGTTTACTCCTCAAGAGTTTTTATTCTCTAGAATTATTGAAGGAGATAAAAGTGATGGCATTATGGGTATTGATGGTATAGGTAAAAAACGTAGTCAATCTTTAGTAAAAGAATACAAAAGTTTAGATAATCTGATTAACAATCTACCTATAGCAGGTAAGGCTAAATACATACAAAATTTAAATAGTGGTAAAGAAATACTATTACTTAATAAACAACTAATGGATCTAAATACTTATTTAGAAGAAGCTATTAATATGTCAGAAAATCCTGAAGTTATAAAAACAATTATGGGTGAAGCCCTAACAAAGGTATAATAATGAAAGTAAAATTAGTAAGCTATAGTAAAGCTACAGAAGTATTTGAAGAAGAAGGGTTAACTGACTTACAAGAGCTAATTGCTTTTTGTGCAAAAGTATCAAACCCTGCGGCACAGATAAACACAGAAACAAGTGAAAGACTTATTAAGTATTTAATTAAACATCAACATTGGTCGCCTTTAGAGATGGCAAATGTAGTAATGGAGATCGAAACTACTAGAGATATTGCTCATCAAATAGTTAGGCACAGGTCTTTTGCTTTTCAAGAGTTTTCTCAGAGGTACGCAAATCCTTCAGAAATGGGAGATGTTTTTGTTCCTAGAAAAGCTAGACTACAGGATACTAAAAATAGACAGAATAGCGTTATCACTGATGATGTAAACTTACACACAGTATGGGAACAACATCAGCGTAATGTTTGGCACTCTGCTATTACAGCTTATGAGTGGGCTATAGATAATGGTATAGCAAAAGAACAAGCACGAGCGGTACTACCAGAGGGTAATACTAAAACTAAGCTATATATGAATGGGTCTATACGTAGCTGGGTACACTATATTGAGCTAAGAAGTGCTAACGGCACACAAAAAGAACACATGGATATAGCACATGCATGCGCTGATGTTATTGCATCTATATTCCCTATAGTAAATAAATTAACATAAGGAGAAAATATTATGGCATTAACACCTCTTCAAGATCGGGTGCTTGTTAGACGAACAGAAACAGAAGAAACTACTTCAGGAGGTATTATAATTCCTGAAAGTGCTAAAGAAAAACCTGCAGAAGGTATAGTAGTAGCTTGTGGTAAAGGAATAAGAAAAGATAATGGGGAATTAGTACCCTTATCTGTATCTACGGGAGATACTATTTTGTTTGGTAAGTGGTCAGGCACAGAAGTAACTATTGATGGAGAAGATCTTCTAATAGTAAAAGAGTCTGATATTCTAGGTATATTACATTAAAGGAGTTAATTATGACAGAAAAATCTACTACAGCTAAAGCTACTAATAAACCTAACCCCGTTAAGAAGCCTATACCTGTAAAAAAAGAAGAGGCTATCCCGTCTCCGCCTAAGCCAGCAAGCTGGCTGAAAGATAACTCAAAAAAAGTAGTTTGGAGTATGGTATCTATACCTAACTGTGATTGGTCACAAAAAGCACTACAATTGCTAAAAGAACATGGAGAAGAGCATATACACCATCAAACTCATAGTGAGTCTACTGCTCAAGAAGCTATATCAAAAGGGTTGAATTATTCTCCTTGTATTTATATGAATGGAAAACTATTAGGAAGTTATAAAGAGTTAGAAGGTTATTACTCACGAAACTATTTCTCAATGATACGAGAAGCAGTATAAAAAAAAAGAGGGCTTATGCCCTCTTTTTAGTTTAATATAATAAAAATGATAGAAAAGGAAAAATACTTTCAACAAAGTCTTGTATTTTAAGCACATACTTTGAGTAGGTTATATCTAACCAAGAAGTATCTAACCATACAATAAAAATTACCATAAACAATACTAAGTCTGCTACAGTAATATTTACTTTTTTTATTTACTTTTTCCCGATCCGGTATATAGGCCAAACCATGCAGCCCCCGCACCTACTACTATACTTACTAAACCTGATTGCTCCATAGTAGGATCTTCTATTCCCATGTACCATACAACCACTTTATATAATAAGTAAATATAAGTAGTAATAAATAGTCTAGGAAATATTCTCCAAGAATCTACAGCAGTAGCCATATCTATCCATTTTTGATATTTATTTTCCAATTGTTATCTCCTTTTTATTTTTTATCTGTACTAGTTTTTGATTTTGAATATGCCTGAGCACCAAAGAATGCAGCAACTAGTCCGGCAATAGCTACAAAATAAGTAGGCGCTATATCTCCTATTAACTGTGCAGCATCTTTTACTCCTAAAAAAGAAGTAGCTAATATTAAGATAGGATACAGTAGCATACCCCAAAGAGCAAACCAGGCCATAGCTCTTATTTGATCTTCTTTTTTATCTTCGTTTTCTTGCATATTACGTTTATGTTCAAATTCTGCTATTTCTTTTGCACGAGACATTTCTTCGTCTGTGATTATACCATCTCCATCTGCGTCTAGTTCCGCAAAAATAGAATCAGGTTGCAGTGTTTTTGCAGCTGCCATATGTAGTTCTCCTTTGAAATTATTTATTTCTAATAATTCCGAGAGGACAAGTTTGCCACTCCCATATCCAGTATTGTCTTGTGTTCCATACTAATTCTGGATGTTGATATCTACATACTCTTACTAAGGTTGAAGGAGGTTGATTATCTATAAAAATCATAGTTAGAGTAGTGTAGACCAGTGGCCATATTACCACCAACCAGCGCCAGTACCCACTAAAAAAGTAGTTATACCTACTATACCCGCTCCTAGAGCTATTAACCCTATTAAAAGAAGCCCTTCAAAAAAAGCAGCTTTTCTTTCTTGCTGCTTATAAAGAGTTTCTTCTCTTTCCTTTTTAATTTTTCTACGAAGCTCTACCATCTCTTTCCAAGTACCAAAACCAAATCGTATATTTAACAAGTCTTGAAGTTGTTTCTCTTGCTCTTCTAGTTTTTTCTTTTGTACTATTATTCCTAAAGCTTCTTCTTCTATTGAACCACCGTTGAATAGTTTACTAAATATTGGTGGATTTTTTCGTTGGGCTTCTGCTCGATTTAAGTCTGCAGCAGCTCCATACCATTTACCAAGCTGCCCTACTACATCTTCTATCTCTCGACCAGCAGCTACTAGTTTTTTTACTCCATTAAATGCAGCCGTAGCCGCAGTAATAGCCGTTATTGGATCTATCATTTAAACTGCCTCCGTATTACTTAAATAATAGATATTATTTAAAGTAGTATATTAAATTAACACCTTAATCCCCTTCTAATAGTGTTTCATAATAAATTATTATTTCTTTTTGTTGTTTTATATATCTAACAAGATCTTGAGTATTTAGAGCTAACTTTTCGTAATCTCTAACATCTAGAGCTATAAAAACTACTTCTCCTTCTAAAGATCTCATTTCTGCTAAAAACTGTTCTAAATTATTTTCATTTATAACTTTAAAGTTTATAGGATAGGTCTCCACTGCTTTAGGAGACTCTTGAAAAATAATTGGAGTTTTTATCTCTGTCTCAATTACTTCTATTTCTCTAGGTATTATACCACAACTAGTCACTAGTAAAAGAGGTAATATCATTGAACAATTCATTAGTCGCATCATTTATCTTCTTTTCTAATATTTCTGGTTTAGACTTTGCTATCTTAGTAAGATCATGTTTAGTAAGTGTCTTTCGTAAACTATCTATAGCAGTTTCTTGTGCTGTTAAAGCTTTTTGTAACTTTGAATTTTCTTCCACAGAAGTTGAAAAACTTTTTTCCATTTCTAATATGGTCGTTTTTTGACGTTCATAAACTGCTTCTATCTTCACTAGATTCTCTTTTAAGACGTTATTTTGCCAAAATAAAAAACCTGAAGCACTAAGACTAGCTAACAAAAATCCAAATAAAACTTTTGAAAACATTATAGCACCATGCTTAGCATAACTAAGGAAGAATCTAATTTACTATCGGTAACTGATTCATCTGCAAAATCTGTTTCTATTACCGTTCCAGGAGCTATATGATCAGAGGTGATAGCATTATCAGCTATTTCGTTTCCAGTAATACTTTTAGAAACTATAGTATTATTAGATATAACCCCATCAGTTGTAGGTATTCCTACATCTATTAAATGTTTGTTATCATCAGATACTAAGTAAACTCTGTTATTTGCAGCAGTACCTCCTGTATCATTAATTACTACTATTAACTCTCCTGGATCTAACACCGCACTATCTAAAACAGCGGCAGCTACAGTAGTATAAGGTCTAGTGCCTAGTCCTGCTCTTCTAAAATTTCCATAAGGACCTTGACCAAACTTAGTAGTGTGTAAGTACATACCCCCCGTAGTATTGTTATAATATAACATACCATCAGGCTCAGTAGTAAGTGCCCCTTCAAAGTTTAAGTTATTAGCATTAGGAGTAGCATTGGCGCTATTAAAATTTCTTAACAGAGCTTGAAAACTAGAATTCCAGTAACCTCTAGCACTCGATATAGTGTCAGAGATAGCAGCTGTATGAAAGGTATTTGAAGTAGTTATGGCCATTTTATGCTCCTGTAGCAGAAATTGTTATTTCAATATCGAGATTGTCAACAACATTCCCGTTTTGTGTATTAAATATAGTAACATTGCAACTTTCATTTGTCAAATCGCTAGTTCTAGATATAAGGCTGGTATTAGCAGATAGTACTTGAGTAAATACCGTAGGTATTCTAAAAAATTCTGCACTGCTATAGTCTACTACTAAGTTTCCTTGAATTTTGTTAGTAGAGCTTACAACTGTTGTAAATTCTTTTTTTATACCCCTGACTTCATAGTTTAATTCGTCTATAAAAGTATTTGCTGAGTCTCCATAATCATTTATATCAAACTCCGTTTTAACTTGAAAATACCTAAAACGTCTTAAACCAAAATAGTTTGATTGCCAGTTTTCTTCATCATCTCCCTCATCAAACAGAGAAACATTGACATTTCCATGAGGTTTAGAAGAAACATTATCAGAAGCCTCAAAAACATTCGAAGATGAGAATCTTACATAAACATTCTTAGATACTTCTACATCAGGAGAAAAATCTCTAGTTCCAAAAGCGTCTATAAACTGATTCATATCTACTAATTTATAGCTGCTTCCAGACTGAGTTATATTGGAAAGAGCAGTACTATTTGTAGCATTTCCTGTAGGTACAGGTTTTCCATTAGCGTAGTATACAGCACTTAATTCTATAGCATTAGTATTTATAGCGCCTGCGATAAGAGCATAACTATGTATATTAGAAACGTCATCGGCAGCGTTCATAGAGCCTACAACTTCTTGTCCCGGATTTACAACTACAAACACCTTATTATTAGCAGAACCATCAGTTATAGTATTATGAGTATTACTGAAAGAAAAAGAAGATTCTGCATTATTATAGCCTACTACTGTTCCTATAGCAAAGTCTGAGTCAAATAAAACATTAGCCTCTGATGTGTGTCCCTCAGCTACTCCTACTATTAAGTCTTGAGATACATCTAAAAACTTTTCTAATAAAGAAGAATTTACTAGGCTAGAAATAACAATGTTTCCTCGTACTACAGAACCTAAATCTCTAACAGGGCTTATATATACAGAGTTAGCAGAAGTAATAAGCAAGTCTGTTCTATCTACTCCTTGATATTGACCTTGCGCCCATGAAAAACCATTAGAGGATGCGTTTGCATCTTCTGCTAAACTAGAAGGGGTATTTACTCCTAACACTACAGAAGTTACAGGGTCTACGTGATAAACAAAACCTCCATTATCTACTTCTGTAGCACCTACAAACACATTATCTCCATAATTGTAATTACCTACTGAAGAGGATATATTAGTATTAGGAGCTGCTTCATTCCATATAGCTAGAGTATCTGTTTGTGTAGATATTTCTACTTGTAAATTTCTAGCCAAAGCGTTTAAAGAGTAATTACCACTAGTATCTACAGTTTTTGCTGAGAAAGTATAAGAGCCAGAAACAAATCTATCTAAAGATATTTCTGCTCTACTTAGAGGATGAGGTAAAAGCATTACTTTATCCCCTCTTAAGAAAGCATCATTAATACTATTTTGAGAATTAACACTTACTACTGGTTTTAAAGATCTAATTTCTGTATGTAAAATATCTAATTCATCTAAATTATTTTGTGAATCAACAGGATATTCAATATCAAAAACTATAGAGTCGTTAGTCTGATTAAGATTAAAACTATTTAACGATAAGGGTCTAGCAGATTTACCAGATAAAGTAATTGACTTATATACAGGAATACCAGATATTAATCCGTTTATAGGAAGAATTTTTACTTGAAGAGAGTAAACATTTCCTGCTTGTCCTAAGTCTAAGTTGTTTATATTAAAATGAATATTACCATCCTCACCAGCTTCATTAGCATCTACTATAAAACTAGTAAAATTAGTCATGCCGCTGGGATGAGGATCTGATCCTGATAACTGTACTATCTTGTAACTAATATCATAAGTTTTTACATTTCTATTTATGATATGCGAAAACTGACCTATCACTCTTGACATAATACCTTTAGTTCTATCTCTAAATAAATTTTCAGATAAGACTACTTGGTCTTCAGGTACCTGTCCTAATGGAGGATAAGATGTAGCTACACTTTGAGTAATAGGAACACTAGATCTATTAAACTCATTTATAGCAGATACCTGAAATACAAATACACCTGCTGTAGCTGGAGTTTGTATCTTACTATCTACCAAAGTTACAGAGTTAAAGTCATTATAGCTAAAAGGAGCCAGTATATAAATACCATTATTTGCTAGTTCATATCCTTTATCATATTTAAGATCGTCATAAGTAATAGTTACTTTATTATTTATACTATCAATAGAAGTAATATCTGCAATTAAGTCTTCTGACGTATTCATTATAGCAGTCTTACCTACAGAAGAAGCAATATTATCTGTAAGTTTTACCTTAAAAAAGTCCGAAGAAGTTAGAGCAGAGTTATAAGTAGGAGAAGAAGCTATGTAAGATACTGAATTTATTGTATTTAATTGTTCGTTATCAACTATAAATATGCTGTCTTTACTTTCAAATGCAGGAGAAGAATAGTTTTCTACTGAAGTAATTATCTGTAAGTCACTTGAAGCTATATTATGCTCTATATAGCCGTCTCCTGTAGACCAAGAAAACTCAGTGGCTTCTTCTTCAATTAAGCTACCGTTTACAAAAGTGCTTATTAAGCCTTTAGCAGGGGGCACTACTCCTAGAGGTAAGGATAAAACGCCTGCCTGCTCAGCAACATTATGAGTATTAGACAGTATACTAAGAGCCCCAGACACAAAAAAAGTATTAGAAGTAGATATTGTAGGCTCTATTATTTGCTGAAGTTCTACATAAAAAGGAGAAGGCAATAAAGCATTTTTAACTACTGCTGCTACTTCTGCAGTATTATAATCTATAGTTAAGGTATTAGCACTTATATTAAAAGAAGTTATATTAGAGCTTAGTGCTACTAAAGTAGAGTCATGACCTACAGTATTTTCTGTAGCTCCAGCAGTATTAGAGGCTGATTTTATATTTAAATTGTATCTAAGTAGGTTATCTGGTGCTTGACCTTTAAGAGTTACCAACTGGGTATTATTTCTAGCCTCTAATAAGTGAGAGTCAAAATTATCATCATACATTAAGTGTAAGTTAGACACAGAAAAAGTAATACTAGTATCAATTAATTCAGTGTTTAAAACTAAAGGTTTTACAGTACCTAAAGATGACTTAGCTCCATTCTTCCCAAATAAGGCTGCAGAAGGTTGACCCACAAAAGGTGTAGTGTTAGACACTAATAAATTTAAATTAGCCATTATATAGCCCCCAGTACAGGTACAAAGCTTGAGCTAGGTATAAAAGCTTGAGCTATTTGAATATTAGAACTGCTCTGTACGTTAAATAAAAAGTTTAAAATTGGATTACCAGCACCTGTATTGGTGTACACAGGGCTAATAGAAAATATAGGAGGGGCAGGTTTTATAAGAGGATTAGCTATTGTTTTAATAGGTATAGGCTCAAAGTTTATAATATTTTCACTATCTATATACACTTTTGGTACATATTCACTAGCAGAAATACTAGTTTCTGCACCAGAGGGCATAGATATAGAATCTATCCTAAATAATTTTGCAGCGTTAGTAGAGTAGTAGTTATTAGGATCTATTTCTCCAAGGGCCCATAAGTCTTTTTCTTTAGGAGTATTAAAAGGATCGAAAGTGCTAATTCCTACAAATGTGTTTACTAAAGGATCCCACTTACTTAAAGCTTTAACTTCTATAAAGTCATAACCAGATAATGCTCCTTGTACATTACCCGTAGTGGCATAAGAAACTTGAGTATTGCTTATAATATAAAGCTCAGATTTACCGCTTTCTTGGCTATAGTGACGTAAGGCTAGGGGTTGCGTATTACTTTCAAATACAGTATTAGAAATTGGAGGATAAGAAATATGTTGTAGTTTTACATTTGTTGTAGCGCTACTAGCCGAAGAATTATCTTGAATAATACCATTATACCCATATATAGAGCCTACTGTCTGAGTTGATAAAGAAACAATAGTCCCAGGGGTTAAATCTGAAGTAGTTACAAAAGTAGAAAATTCTACTTTTCTTTTTACATATTTTTTAGAAGCTAATATATATTGAGCAAATCTAATAGCTTCACTTCGTCTAGAACAGCCTATTAAATCTATACTAGCTACTCTTTCCTCTAGCATATCAGAATCAGGGTCGTATATCTTTATTAAGTCTTTATTATAGTTATTAGCCCCGTCATTAAAAGATACTTCTACTGCAGTTATATAGTCTTCTGCTCTATTTCCTGAATATTTGATCGCTGTTAAATTAACTTCGTTGAACATTTGCTCTGGAAGGGAGTTAGGATAGTCTAAAACTAATCCTATCTTATCATTACTAATTTCTAAATAACCTTTGGCAGACGCAACTATTTTATTTATAAGCTCATAAGTTTCTATAGAGTCTGTCACACTAAGATCACATACTATCCTTCTTTCTTTTATGACTTTAGAAGAGGATAAACCTATTTGATCTTCTAGTATAGACGTAAATTGTCCTCTAGGCTTATGACGTATACTACCATCAGCGTATGTTTCAACACCTATAAATTTTCCTGTTTCAGGCTCTACTGCATCAAATATTTGTGAAGCTTTATAAAAGTTATACTTATCTATGTAAGACTCGGGTATTCCATATCCATAAGAAGTATTAGTTAATAAATCATATATAATCCATGCAGGATTCTGAGTCCAGTCATATTTAAAAGTACCATCCCAAATACCTTTATAAACTATAGGATTAGCATCAAAACTAACAATTCCTGGAGAGGACTGAAGTTCGTATCCTGTAGAAGTTATGTCATCAACTTCTACTTCTCTCCAGTCTACTTCCCCATTAGTTAGTATAGGTTGATCATAATTAGAAGGGACTTTAACTATAAGACCTTTTACTAAACTAGAGTAATTTAGAACAGCATCTGATCTTAGCCCAGTAGCTTTTAAAGCATAGCCTATACTAGCTGTTCTAGGGTACGAGAAAGGTTCGTGAGATATTTCATTAAAACCTAAAAAAGAAACTTCAGAACTAATCTCAGAGTCCAAAGTGTCATCTGAACCTTTTAATACTGATACTCTATATCCATTATCACTTTGGTTAGCTGAAGGTATACTTATAGGTACTTCTAATATAGTATCAAAGGTAATAGTTTCAGTAAAAGAGTGTTGTACTAAAGCAATATAGTTATTTATGTTTGATGTTTCATTTCTATCGTGTACTATTATTCTTAAATCTAATCTTTGATTCTGTGGTCCTGTAGTAGAATTATTATTAGTATCTTGTTTGTATAACTCTTCGACAGAAAATTTAAATACTAAAGTGTCTATAGGATTATCTCCTACAGAAGCAGAAGTCGGAAAAAAGATTACATTAGCTTCAGGTACTCCCGTTACAACACCTTTTATCTGTCCCGACTTAAGAACCACAGGAGAGGAGAATCTTAAATTATTTGTCACTTCATCGCTGAAAGGAGTGAGTACCTGCTGATTAATACTACCAGTAGTACTTTTGTATTGAAAAACATAAGGATCTGGCTCATTATTAACAGTTATTAAATCATCAATAAACTTACCATCTACTCTAATATCTTGAACACCGTTTGGATTTATTCTGTATATAGGCCCTTCACCAATAGCGACATGACTAAACTGAATATCTGTATTTAGTTTAGTTAACTGCTTTTGAAATGTTTGATTTTGCCCTACAGATAAGGTCAGTGGTGAAATAGCCATTAAGGTATTACATCCTTTACTCTAAACACATCAGGATCACATCTATATGTTTTAGTATAATTATTTATTAAAGTACCTGATACTCTTACAAGACCGTAATGAAGTCCTATAGGCAGTTTTGCATTAGTATTGATTTGTAAGTCCCCGAATACATCATTTTCTGTTCTCATACCTGCTGCGTATACTTCTTCTGCTCTCCCAAATAAAGATGAGTCTAGTATTCTTTTATCTAATCCTTCGAAGTCAGAAGACTCTGTACTAGCAGTAGATAAACCAAATAAAGGATACATAAAACTAGATTTTATATCACTATATAAATTAGAAAAAGTATAAGAAGGGGCTGCTCCAAAAAATACAGGCGTTAACGATACTTCTAAGTTTTCTTTAATTATTAATTTAAATTTAGATACGTCTATAATTTTGTTATCTTGAATAAACACTACATCTTGAAATTTAGACTCTGTATTCTTCATAGAGTTTAATAACTTCTCAAATTTAGGAAACATATTTTTAAGACCAGAGTATATATCAAAGTAATCTGAAGCATCTAGTATTACATCAGACCTATCATCAAAGAAAGTTCTAAGAGGCTTATTAATATTTACAGTGATCTTCATTAAACTTTTCGTACCTTTTAATATTTTTATCTGTGTCATACCAATATATGTAAAAATTTTTATTATTAAATAATATAAATTTTATATCTGGATATACGGTTAAAGACATATCTAATTCTGAGGGAGTTTCAAACTTTTCATCTGTATGAGAATGAAAAATACCCCATATATTTTCGTCATACCTATTAACAACAATAGGATCAATTATAAAACTGTGTCTAGGATTATTACTTAAGTTACTGCTGGGTATAAATTCAAAGTCTAAAGTAATTATACCACAAGCCTCTAAAGGGTACTGAGACTGAGAATATTTGCCTATTGTATCTAAAAGTAAATTAAACTTTGTTTCTAACACCGGGAAACCCTCCCCAATTTAATAAATTATTTCGTAATTTACAAGCAGATATACTTTTAGAACATTTATCTAAGTTAGGGTCAGAAGTCGCCACATTATTTATAGTGAACATACCATTAGCAGTTTTAGGTAGCACACTATTGCTAATTACCCCTGTGCCTCCACTAGGATACTTACACTCTACTCCTTTATATTTCCAAGGGCAAGTGTTTTTATAAAATTTTCTTCTTGGCACTTCTTTTAATAAATTAGTTGTTCTACTTCCTAAGTTAAAACTAATAGAAGAATCATTATATGAGTTAAGTTTATTAATTGTAAACTTTCTTTCTACATAAGCATCAGGATCATAATTGCTATTATTTATTAAAAGTTTATCTCCTATTACAGCGCCAGTAATAGATTGATCTAATTTTATATAGTTATTACTATAAACATTTGTAATAGTGGCAGTACTAGTACTTACATTACTATTTACGGTGTCTCCTACTCTATAGGGGGCTGTAGATTCTAAGCGTATAGAATCTCCAGATACTCCACTTATGATAGAAAACTCAGGCCAATACTCTAGTGAAGATGCATAATAGCTTCTTACTTCTACTACCGCCCCTAATAAGTCTCTACTATCCGGCATCAAAGAAACCCATTCTTCTCCTAAAGAGCTAGTAGTACTATAATCATAAGGTTGATTTTGTCCTCTAGAATCTGCTATATCTGAGTCATAAGAAGGGTTAGAAAGTACAGTTCTTGGATCAATGTTAGTTAGTACCTCACCGTTAACAGTACTAGATATTGCAGAAGTATTATTGTACCCTACTAGGAAAGGATCTTCTACTAAGGTGGGTAGAGCTAAATCAATACTACTTATTTCTAAGTCTATCTCTCCTATAGATCCATCAGAGCTAATAGAGATTCCAGGATAGTTAATAGGAAAAGATACGTAGTTATTACTTTGATGAGTTATTGTATAGTCCTCAATAGAGAAGTCTTCTCCTATTATTTCTGCATATCTAATAGGGAAACCGTAAGGCCAAGGCCTTCCTGCGCCTTCTCCTGTAGGATTGCCCTTATCATTAGCAGGATACCACTCTCCTGGATAGTAGATAGAGTATAATCTTACAATAGGTTCTTCTTCAAAAGCATTTCTATTTAACACAAAGTTAGAAGGATATATAGTAGTTATAGTACTAGATCCTGTTTGTATTTGAGTAGTAGGAGTATTAGATCCTAAAAAAGACAAAGAATCTTTATCTCCCGTAGATATTTTCAGAGTTAAACTAGTAGTACCCGTAGTAGGAAAATTAGCACTAGTTACTATAGCCCTATCATTAGCTGCTGGAAAGGTTACTATTTCTATATCTTTAAAATCTACTCCTACACCATCTAAAACTGTACTAGGCCATACATATTTTTCAGATTCTATAAATACATTATCAGCATATATTTCAATTTCTGCTTTATGTGAGGGAACATGCGGTAGAGCAAAAGTGTTACTTGTGCCATTTATAGAGTATGAGTTACTATCTATTACTATAGGAGTAGAAGTAAAAGATTGTTGGTAGGTAGCAGATGTATTTACTGTTACATTGGAAATTATATTTTCTGAAGAAATAAAGTAGTGTTTAGAATTGGCTACTTTTACTTTTAGATTACTACTATCCTTAGCTATTACTTGACCAAAAGCATTAGAAGAAACTCCTAGCACAGAATTTCCTACAGAGAAGCTACTTGTATCAGCTAGTTTAAGTATAAAATCATAAGAACGAGAAGACATTAAGCCACCTCGGTTAATATTAGAGATATATTAAATATATCAGTATTATCGCCAGAAATTACATGATTTATGTCTAAAGATTCAGAGAACTTAACATTAGCAGTTCCTGATAATCCAAAATGAGCTAAGTCTAATTTAAAAGTCTCAAAGTCTCCACCCCTGTCTAAGTAAAAATTTTCAATACTAATTTTTCTAGCTTCGCTTATATTCGTATAGCTAAAAGTAAATTTTCTTAGTACTTTTCTAGATAATCTTTTTCTTTTTTCATATCCTAAAACAGAGCTAAAAGACGTATTATTAGGGGCTCTAGCAATGCTATAGCCCCTATCTGGTTTTCTATCGTTCATTGACGCATCATCTGGATATATGTATGTTGCCATGTCCCTCTACTTTATCTTCTTAATAGTCTTCTTAATAGGACCATTAGTTCTTAAATCTTTAAGTATAACATCTACTACTACCTTGCCATCTATTATACTAACTTTAGGCTCAGCTTCTACGTCTACTGGAGACCCGTTATTAGTAATATTTACTTCTACATTAGTATCACCTTGAGGTAGTTGTCCTGTATTATTTATATAGTCTAAAGTATTTACCCCCACATTGTCAACAGATGAATTTCTAATAATATACTCACCGTCCGACAACATAGCCATAATAGAATCACTAGTACTAGTACCAGCACCTGAAACCATACCTCCATCAGCAAAAGAAGGATAAGCATTTTGTAGTCTTGTTATTAAACTATTTATATTGCTTGTGCCTCTGATTCTGTTGTTAAACTGAGAACCTCTATTGAACTGTATAATATTAGGTCGATCATATTCAAACCACGCATCAGAAATAGAGTTAAAGGCTTGAGAATGCGTAAAGGATTTTCCATCTCTATTAGCTGCTATATATCTTGTAAGCTCTACTAATACTTTTTTAGCAAAAGTATTATTAGCAAAATTTGCTGTATTCCAGCTAGCATTACTACCTATTTTTTCTGGACTATAACCTTCTGGATTATTTGTGTTACTTATAATTGATGTAGCAGCAGATAGTGCTGCGTCTCTAATACCTAGTAAAGGATTAAATCCATCAAAGAAAAATTCTTTAAGACCAGAAAGAGGATTTTTAGAGCCTGAACCCCCTATTGATTTAAGCATTTGGGCTTCTACAGAGTTAATATGTGCTAATTCTGTATCTCCTTTTCTACCTAAGGATGCTATAGACCCTGTAGAGTTAAGCATATCTAATACGTCTCTACCCATACTCTTAGCAGAAGAAGCTTTTATTACATACTCGCCATTAGACAAGTTAGCACGAACAGAGTCGCTAGTAGAAGTTCCTGGTCCTACTACAGGGCCTCCAGTTGCTAAACTAACTTCTGTTGCTCCTGAGTATTTATAGCGAGTTTTATTCTTATTTGTATTACTTATTATATCATCTAAGTTATTAGAAAGATGATCTAAATTACCAGAAATATGAGAGGTTGCATTATCTGCATTAGTTTTTAAATGGCTTGTATCTTGATCTATTGTTTTAAGATATGCACTATTAGTAGCTATACTTTCTAGATAGGTAACCATATTTGAAGTGTCTATTTCTATAGCGTCTAATACTCCATCTATAGCAACTAAAGTCTTTCCTTGGTCAGTAAGCTCTGAAGACATACCAGGTAGATACAATACATATCCTTCAATAGCATTTGCTGTTTTCTCTAAAGTATCCAAATTATCAGAAATATGATCTAGTTTCTCTGCCAAGTCTTTTGCAATACCATCTAAATCATCAGAAATATGATCTAATTTTCCTTCTATACCATCTGTGTGATTTTCTATTTTAGTAAGTTTAGACACATTTTCAGAAGTGTTAGTCTTAATATCAGAAGTATTAGCTTTAATATCTGCTAAATCTCCTAAAGAGGTAGAAATAGCTTCTAAGTAAGCTGTATCTTCTAATATAGCTGCATGAAAATCTGAGTCTGCTTTTGCAATATTTGTAAGTTTTTCGCTAGATACTTTAGTATAACTTTTTATAGTTTCTAACTTACCATAATTAGTAATTAGATAGGAATCTTGATCATTAACTGCATCTGTTAGAGTAGATAGCTCAGATTCAAACATAGCGCTAACATCTATTTTTACTTTATTAAAGTTAAATAAATCGTTAGCTGTTATAGTGCTTTGAGTAGGACTAAAGAAATTTAAACCTGCTAATTCACTTTTAGTGGGTGTAAAGAAAGAGGCCCCTGATTGCTCACTAGCAGAAACTTCCCAGAAATCAGCACCTGCTTTATCACTTTTAGTTATATTATATACTTGGTTAGCTGTTTTATCTAAAGTACCTGATACTTTAAATACGTCAGAAGATTGAACAGTAAGTTTACCATTAACGTCTAATACATTCTTAGCTTCTGCTATATACTTAGAGTCAGCTAAGTAACTTAAATCAATAAAGTCTGCACCTTTAAGTTGTACTCCTGAAATAGTAAAGAAGTCAGTAGCAGTTTTATTTTCTTTTTCAAGATCGTAAAGATTATTAGCATCTATTTTTTGTAAAGTATTGCTTAATACAAACAAGGACGAACCATCTACAGATTGTGATGTAGGGTTAAATAAGTCAAGAGCAGATACGGGTTCAGGCGATATAAAGGTAAATAGATCTTTTGCGTCCATTTTATCTGCAGGATCTACTTTAAACCAGCTACTCCAGTGTAGACTTTGTTTACCTGCATCATCAGGAAGTTTAAATAGTGTTGTATATTCTATATCTGTAGCTTCTAAATTAAATAAATCTAAGTAGCTGATATCAACACTATCAATATCAAAACCTGAACCATTCCAGTTATCAAAAATATCACCTGTAGCAAGAATAGCCTTATTTGCAAGACCTTCTTTAAGCTTGTCTTCATTAATTACTTGACCTACACTTATTACAGCTTTTGTCCAAGTAAAAGCCCCACTATCATAATTACTAAATATATCAGATAAGCTTAAAGCCATCTTTGAAGTAGGTTTATCAAATATCTCATCCGCTCCTACTTGTATTCTATTATTAGCCTTAACAGTTATAAGTGTTGACGCTGCAACTGAGTCTGCGGTTATAGAAA